CTGGAGTACCCCGACTATCAAAGTCCCATACGCTAAACCGTGGTCGTGACATGATACCATATCTTAGAGCATCATACAAGTGGTCTTCTGAGTGTGTATCTACATCTTCTGGATTTTTTTTATCCAGTGGTATTGCAGGTAGTTGTGATATTGTTTCAGTACAAGTATTAAAAAATACTAATCTTGATTCTTCCGTAAACTCATCTACCTGTAAGCGTCTGTGTATTTCGTTCTTACCTGCTACACGTGAGCCTTTGCTTCTATCTGATGGACGCCAACGACATCCCCGCATGATCATTTGTTCTGCCAGAGATGGACCAGTATCACCACGTTTATGCCACAAAGAACTATCAAGCACCCCATAACGCATGTTTCCATCACCTGCCTCTAACTCAAGTACCATGTCAGCTAGGTCAACCGCAAGAACCTTTGATACGTATAACTCTCTGTATACTACCAATTGCTCACTAGGACTAACCGCAAACCATAAGACGCCTGTGTAACTTCCGTATCCATAGTCACAAGACCTAAACTTAACCCAGTTATTAGGGATGTCAAAGGGTTCAACTACGTGTGTCTTTCTTTCAAACTCTGTAAAGGCTGCGCCTTCTTTAATGTCCCAATCACCATCTAGTAACTGTCTTCGTTGTTGTTCTGGTAACGACAGAAGCATTGCCTCATAGTCACCGTGTTGAGATAGATAAGGATTGTCCTTTAGTCTTGCAGGTATAAACCTACGTTTGAATAATGGCCTTCCTGCCTTCTCATGTCCTGCAGGATACTTTAGTTGTTCTCCTGTCTCAATGTCTGTAGCTATGTATGATTTACCTGCAGGTGCAGGATCAATAAACATTTTCTTGACCCAGTGGTGTCCTCTTCCACCGGGGTTAGTCGTTGCCCTCATTGAAAGAGGAAGATCAGGGTCTGCCGATCTCAATCGACTTCGCATGTAAGACCAAGCAAATGGTGTAGCCCACTGTGTAAGTTCGTCAAAGCCAATCCAACTAAACGCTAGACCTTGGTATCTTGTAACGTCCTGATCTTTGTCTAAGTAACTTAACCACAGTTTAGCACCTGATGGTGCAGTCCATTGCATCTTACGTTCTGACCACTTAATACCGGGCCAAATTTTAGGATACATCTCCTGCGACTTAGTAATTAATTCTCTTAGTTCTTCTGTAGTATGTCGTAGTAGTAAGCCTGAAAACGCAGGGTTGCCCATGTAGCGTAGTGGGTCAGCCAACATTGCGTAGCTCTTTCCACCCCCAGCACTGCCGCCGTAGAGTACCTCACGTTCACTTGCTGCAAGAAAGTCTGTCTGTGGCCCAACGTTAGGTTTAAAGATTACATTGTATTCTTCTTCAACCTTATCAGTAAATGCCTCAAGTATTATTGCAGTACTAAGCTGCTCTTTCTTCGCCTTCGCTACTTGTGTTTTCTTTCGCACCGACTCTTTTGGCTTCGATTTCTTCCGCTTTGGCGATTGCCTTTTTTGCATAGTCTGCCCATCTGCGTAGGCTTCCAGCTTTGTTTTTTCTTTGTCGCTCATTGTCTAACCGTTTCTTTAATCCTACGTGTGAAATTGACCTACCTGTGTTTCTGGTAAGCCAGTTTGCTACTTCCCGATACGAATACTGTTTAATGTATTTCTTTGCTTGCTCTAGCATATCAAGTTCGTAGTCAATTGGCAAGAGTATTCTGCTATCTTCTGGGTCTAATTCGTACCCATACGGAATTGTTCTTGCCACACGGGGGATTGAAACCCAGATGTTGTCTTCTTTTATGTCAGTTGGTTGCGGAAGTTTCCATGTGCCTACAGATTTAGTCATTATATTTCTACACTATGTACCTTCTATATCAATTATTTCACCTTTTTTATTTCGCCTAACGCCGGGTATCCGTTCACGGGAAATAGGCGGTCCTTTTTTCTTTGGTTTGCTCTTAGTAGAGCTACGATCTGGTGGGGAAATACGAGAGTCTTCATACTTTTCTAAGGCTTTTAAATTTCTTTGATACGCTGCTTCAGCTTTTGCTGCAGCTTTATTTTTTGCTATAGCTTCTGCCTTTAATTTTGCCGCAGCCGCCTTTTTAGCAGCTAGTATTTTAGCTTTTATTTTTTTAGCTTTTGCTGCTGCTTTTGCTGCCTTTAATAGTATACCCATAGTTTTATCCTTTTTAAATCAAATTACTATTCGTCACATTCACATTTACTTATGCCGTTTCCACATGCACATGTTTCTTCTTCAACTGCTTTAGGTGGCATTAGCATAACACCACCCTTTGCTTCTACCTGCAACTTCTCTGTTTTAACAAGACCAGTACGATCTAGTAGTTCTTTTGCTGCAGCCATCTTGTCCCGTATGCCTAGTTCAGTAGGATCATACAAGGCACCTACCATAGCCATTGCAGCTTTAGGTACATTACGTGCTAAGTAACTATGTGTTACGTCTAGTATCTCTTCTTTAAGACTATTAGTAATCTCTGTGTTAGTAGTATTAGCTGAGTAACCAGCCATGAGTTTAGCAGTGCCAATGTCTCCACCTGCCTCATCCATGAGGACTGCTAAAAACTTTTGCTGTCGTTCTGTTAACTCACGTGCCATATTACTTCCTTTACATGTTCTCGAAATGGGGACCATCAATAAATGGTCTACGTCCCTGACTGCGCCGTAGGTCAACGTACTTCATCATTGCATCTTCTGCAGTGCCGGGGTATGTACGAATGTCACCCTCTGACCATGCTGCACCCCACTTAACGGGAGTACCTAGTTCTTCTGCTGCAGCTTTCATTGCGTCACATAGATCATCATAGACGTTTAGTTCCCACACGCCTTTACCATCTACGTATGCCATCAAGTCTACTGCCTTACCTACAAGGTGGTTTGACTTCATAGTCTGCGACTTACCTGCCGCTACAAGTTTCTCTTGCTCTTCTACTGTACGCATACCATAGATTACACCAAAGTCTACTTTAGTTAATTCAATTGCACGTTTGACTACAGCTACCAAGCTGCTGTCTACGCCTTCAAGTTTAGATAGGCTGCGTTCACTTAATTTAAAACTCACTGTTTATCTCCTACATTTCCTAAGTGCATACACGCTACAGTTATACCGTTATGTGTAATCATAATTTCTGCTTTTTCTCTTTGTTGTTCACATATCTTTCTGCTATCATACACAGATAACTGAAAGTATTCAAGGGGCATACCTGAGATTAATTGTATCCAAACTAGTACCCACATTATTTCTTACCAAAGAATTTAGATACAGACCGCATACCAATGCTGGCACTTACAATTCCACCTAGTGAGTACTGATACCACGTTGGCATAACCTCTAATGCTAAAAAACCACGCTGCACAATCTCATTACCCCAATCGCCACAGAAGGCAAGTATCAAAGGTATTGAAAATAGTAGCGTGATCCATTCGTCTTTCCAGCTATTCTGTGTAGCCTTGATTGCCTCTATGTCCCAATCAATCTCACCTGTAGCTTGTTTAACTTTAATCTCTGCATTGGCTTTTTGTACGGCTACCTTACCGTCCATGTAACTTGTAGCCAAGCCACCTACTGCACCTAAGAGTTGACCAATGATCATTTAAGTGGAGCCTTCTTGGCTAACGTAGCTACGCCCATAAAGACAGAAACAACACCAGCAACAGACACAAAGTAAATGGAAGCCATGCTCCCAATGATTGCCGAAGCGTTGTCAAGCCCAAGCGCACCTGTGCCAACGACACCAAAAGGATAAAGTAACATTCCCCATAAAGCGAACCAAGCCATCTTTCTAGTTTGATCCCTATGTGCGTCCTCATCTTCTATTCTCCTACGTTTGTCTTCTAGTACTAAGGCGTCCCACTCTGGCTTCTCAATAGCGCCAGTGTTATTTGTGTCGGCATCTTCAAAGGAGGTCATCATCCCCTCCGAAAACGTTTGGAAGTTGTAGCCGCCTTCTTAGGTTGCTTAGAGAACTGCTTACCCGCTTTTGTATCTTTTCTTTTCTTTGCACTACTTGCCGCATAAGTATCTGAATCCATAGCTTTAATAGCACCCGCAGGTAAATACCTTTCCCCTGTAGCGCCAGAACCTTGAGTCGAAGGTTTACCACTTTTAGTTCTCCAATCTTGCTTAGTCCACTGACTAAGACTTTTTTGACTTTTTGCTTTTGCCATCTACTTTAGCCTTTGCAGTTTTACTTAAATCTTTATAGTGCATTAGTTTTACGCTTGTCTTACTGTGTGCTTTACCTGTGTGTAAAGAACCATCAGGCATCTTGTGAGTACTGCCTGTATGTTCCGTACCATCTTTCTTATAATGCTTTACGCCCTTCATTGCTTTTATCCTTTTGTTTTTTTAACTGCAGCTTTGCTTGCTTTGCAAGTCTAACTATTTCAGTCTTACCCATAACTTTAGCACGTTGCTCTAAAACTGTCAATATTTGAATCTTACGTGCATAGGGTTTGTTTATTCTCTTAACTTTAGCAATAGTTTCTTTAGCATCTTTTACAG